GAAATCAGGCAGAAATCGGTGATTTTCTCGGTTTACGAGGACGACGACGAGGCCCAAGAGGTCGTCGAATACTGGCTGGCGATGCTCAATGATTCTGTTGCGAGATTAGAGGTGGTCTGATGAACCGCGATGACATTCTGTTGCTGAAAGCCGCCGGGAAGAGCTTGGAGTTCTTCGTAACGGTGATCCTTCGCGCCAAGCCGTCGAAGCAGCAGCTCAAAGTCATTCGCGCCATCGACTCAGGGAAGCGGCATATCTCGATCCGCTCAGGTCACGGTACGGGTAAGACCACCCTTCTGTCATGGATCGTTTTGTGGTGGGGATCGTTCCGGGAGGACGTGAAGATTCCAATGACCGCTCCAACGTCACACCAGCTCTACGACCTCCTTCTCCCGGAAGTTCGCAAATGGTGGGACGTGATGCCGGATATGCTGAAGTCCGAGGTGGTCATCAAGACGGAGAAGGTCGATTTCCCTGACGGATTCGCCGTGGCCCGTACCGCCCGGAAGGAGCAGCCAGAAGCGTTGCAGGGGTTCCACGCGACAAACCTCGCGTTCATCATCGACGAGGCGTCCGGTATCCCCCAGATCATCTTCGAGGTTGCGGAAGGGGCAATGACCGGGGAAGAGACGCTCGTCATCATGGCGGCCAACCCGACCCGGACGGAGGGCTACTTCTACGACAGCCACCATAAAAACCGCTGGATGTGGTCGTGCTTCCAGTTCAACGCCGAAGAGTCCGAGAACGTCTCGGAAAAGTGGATCGAGCAGAAAAAGCGCCAGTACGGAGTTGAGTCTGACGTATATAGGGTTCGTGTAAAGGGAGAGTTCCCGTCCCAAAGCTCCAACGCCGTCCTGAAGCTCTCCGACGTGGAAGATGCAATCAACCGCGAGGTGTTCGACGACAGCGGCGCCGAAGTATGGGGGCTCGATATCGCGGATTATGGTGACGACCGGACGGTTCTTTGTAAGAGGAAGGGGAAGCATTTCTACTCCTTCGATGTTCGCCGAAACCTCAGCCTGACAGATATCGCCGGGTGGATGATAAACGAGTACCTGAACGCAAAGCGCAAACCCTACATCATCTTCTACGATGCCATCGGTGTCGGTTCGTCGCTCGGAGCCGTCTGCTACGACAAGGGGCTCGATGTCATGGTCGGCGTAAAAGCGTCTAACGCCTCGGCTGAACCGAAAAAATTCGAGAACAAGCGCGTCGAGTGGTACTACACACTCAAGGACATGCTCGAAGATGCGAAGATCGTCGATGATGACGAGCTCGTTGGGGAGCTGATGGCCCAGAAGTACAAGATCAGCTCGACCGGAAAGCTCATGCTGATCCCGAAGGAAGAGATCAAGAAGGAGCTTGGGAGATCCCCGGACAAGGCGGATGCGATGGCCCTGACGTGCGAGCGGGCCATCTACGTCGATAGCTCAGTCCTCTCGGAAAATATCGACGGAGGCGTAGCCGGAGAGGTAGATTTCGGAGAAGGAGGGGCGGCGTGGTGACGGATATGGAGTTCAACAAGATGGCGATACTCGATCTCGTTGACGGGCGGCTGCTCGATCTCTATGAATTTATCCTCAAAACGGGAACCGAGAAGCTCGCCGTATCGAAACGTCTGGCAGCCGGGAGAGTGATCGAGAAGGCTAAAAAGGCCGGGCTCGACGAAGAGGCACTACGCAAATTCTTCAATGAGCGCGGCATCAAGTACGCCACCGCCATGAAAACAGAGACCACAACAGACTACGCGGCGAAGTTTTTCGGAAGCTACATGAAAATTATCGAGGAGGGCGACGATTTAACCTTTACATACAAGACGAAAAAAAGTTTGATAGAGCGCATGATAATCGAAACACTGGCCAGGGCCGGATGGACGAACCGTCAAATCCATTCGGCGACCGGGTTCGGGCTCAGGAGAGTCCAGAGAATTTCAAAGAAAGTGAGGGAAGAGAACGATGGCCTACAGTAAAAAGTCGATGACCGCCCGGCAAGCTCAGGTGTTGACCCTGATCGACGAGGCGAAAAAGGGGTTCGACAGACACCGGGGGGATTTCGAGGCGCTTGAACGTGTGTACCTCAACATTCTGCCGGATCAGTTGATCCGCTCGCTACAGAACAGGGGGAAAAGCCATATCACCCCCCAGATCGTCAGGGCGAAGGTGCGCAAGGTTGCGATCTCAGTGATGAAGACCTACTTCGAGAACGACAAGTTCGCGGTAGTGAGCCCGGAAATGCCAACCGAAGAGAACATCGAGCTCGTCGAAAAGATTCAGGGGGCGCTCGATCTGTGGACGACAAAGAAGCTCAACCTCTATTCGCGGTTCCGCCCGTCGGTCGTGGACGCACTCGTTTACGGGACATCAATTGTCAAGATTTACTGGAACAATGGCCTCCGGGTAAATCGGGTGAAGATCAGGGACGCCTATATCGACCCAGACGCCGCGTCCCCGTTCGATATCCAATATCTCGTTCATCGTGTCGTCACGACGGTTGGGAGGCTCAAAAAGCAGTATGGGCGCAACTTCCCGTGGAAAAACTTCGTTGGGCAGTACGAGAACAACAAGATCGTCACGACGGATATCGGTGACGCCTCCCGCGTAGAAGTCCTCGACGTGTACCGCTTCGAGGGCGGCAGGTGGCTCGTGTCAACCGTTCTCCCGGATCAATCGTTTATCCGAACGGACGTCGTTCTTAAAGACGGGCTCCCGTTCATCGTCGGGAATGTGGAGCAGCAGTTTGTACGCCTGAGCGAGAACGCGACGGTCGAAGCCTATGGCGCCCCGTTCATCGAGCCAATGGCGGCATTGCAGGAGGAATATACCGTCACACGCAACCAGCAGATCGACGCCGTTGACTCTATCTTCGCCCAGCGGTTCTTGGCAACAAAAGAGTCCGGCCTGAATGAAAAAGATTTGGTGAGCCGCCGGAAGAAGATCACCGTATCTGATATTAGCGGGGTGAAGGAGCTCCCGATCCCACGCTTCGACCCGTCGATCTTCAGTATCGACAGGCTCGACTCCGAGATGCAGGAGGTCAGCGGGATCACGAAGTACAACCAAGGACTCAACGACTCCAAGAATCTCAACCAGACGGCCACCGGGGTCAGCATCCTCACCGAAGAGGGGAACGCCGTGATCTCCGACATCATCCGGGCGCTCAACGAAAGCTTCTTCGAGCCAGCGATCCGGCGCATGGTGCGGCTGATCTACAAGTACGACGAATCGCCGCTTCTTTACGGCGTGAACCGCGACCACTTCCCGGCCCTTCACGTCAGCATCAACGCCGGGGTCGGGGCGGTAAACAACGAAATTCTGCTCAACAACATCTCGGCAGCCGAGGGAACGGCGATTCAGATGGCAAATATGCGCTTCCAGATGCAGGACATCGAGGGCGCGAAACGATACCTCAACACTCTCGACGCCCTGTACGCCGAGAAGCTGAAGGCACTCAAGCTGAAGAGCGTTATCCCAATTTTGAAAGGAGAAACTGATGGAGAGTACGGAGAAGAGCCAAGAGGAAACGAGCCAGGCGGATTACCGGGAGAATTACCAGTCGGAGATGGAGGAGATGCTTTCACACCTGAAGGTGGTGAAGGAGTCCCCGGGATTTCAGATGTTCCACTCGGAGTTGGAGGAGGCGTTCAACCGGGCGTACCGGGAGTCAATGGATGACAAATTATCAAGTGAAAGGAGGGTAATGAAACTGGAACAGCAGCGTGGTATCGCACTGGCGATGAACCTGATGGACGTTCTCATCGGGAACCTCGAAGACGAGATCGCTTCTCGCCGGATCGAGGCCGGGGAAGTTGACCCGGAACTGTACGAGTAGAAACCGAGATGCCTCTTTGCTCCTACGACAACGAGGTAAACATGAAGCACAAGACATTCAAGGAGATTGAAATGGCAGCAAGAAAACAACCCCAAGAAGACCCCAAAGCAGCACCCCAAGAAGACCCCAAAAGTACCCCAAGCGAGCCTGTAGGAATCAGCTTTTGCGAGGCGGTTAAGAAGATGCGTAGCGGAGCGAAGTTCAAGCGGGCAGGATGGAGCAAGCATGTTGGGCTTTCGTATGTCGAGATCAGACGTGGGGAGACAATCCCAGTTCTTTCTACATCGAAGCATTTTTCCCCGTACACGCCGTCTATCGAGGACACGATGACCGAAGACTGGATTGAGCTCGAAGAAGGAGGTGAGTGATGTGCCCGCTTGTTGACAGTATATCGGCTGATCTCCGAGAGAACAATGGGAAAATCTCCCAAGGGTTCATCGACAATCTCGCAGACAACGCCGAGAAAATTTACCTTCACCCGACTCCAAGCATGAGAATCTGCGTCCTTCGTATTTATTCTGGGCATGAAACCGTCGGAGTCGCACAGGTGCTCGATCCGAAAAATGACAACGAAGAGATTGGGAACAAGGTCGCATACAATAATGCAAAAAATGAGTTGTGGAGCGTAGTAGGCTCCATAGCGAAAACACTGCAAGGAGGTGAATGATGCCTACACCACAGATGACCCCGGAAATGTACCAAGAGCTGATGGGCCAGCAGGCAAATGAGGGCGGTATGCCCCAAGACCCCAACCAGATGACACCCGAGCAGATGCAGATGATCCAGCAGCAATCAGCCGCCATGCAGCAGCCACAGATGATGCAGCAACAGCAGCAGCAGAATCCAGAAGTGGAGATCGACGAGGCTAAGAAGCTTCTCGGGCTCGATGGCTACGAGGAAAAGATGAGCGAGATGCAGCAGAAGCTCCAACAGATGGAGGCCGAAAAGGTCGCGGCCTCGATGCGTGCGAAGTACCCGGACGTCCCGCAAGAGCTTGTGGAGGAGACTATCAAGAAGATCGAAGAGGTCGATCCCGGAATGGCTGCCAACATGAGGACGACAGAAGTAGGGCTTGAAATGGCGTACCGGGCTGCACTTGCCGATATGAAGCCCAAGGACTCCCCAGACAATCTTACAGACGACGGTGGCGGCAACGGCGGAGCAGGCGGGGAAGATTTGGAGACGACAGTCCGTGAAGGAAAGGCGAACGACTTTATGCTCGGAGACTACATTCTCGGACTGCAAAAATAGCCGTTTTTTTGACGACGCGACAATTTTGCATTTCGCTCCGGTAAGAAGTGGTGCAAAATTGGCATCATCAATAAAACAAGGAGTTTGAAATGCCTCTGTTGAGCTACGGTAACACCGTCAACCAGAAGCCTTCGGTACTCGATGCCATTATCCTTCAGGGCGTCCACAAGACCCCGTTCCTCGAATGGATGAGTCGCGGGAGCGTTTCCGCGCCCAAACACTCTTGGATTCTGGATCGCTACCGTGAGGCCCGCGCCAACGCCAACCTCGAAGTAACCGGGTTGGACGAGAACACCACGGACAGCAAGTACATGAAGGATAACGTCGTTCAGATCATCAAGAACGACTTTGGCCTTTCCAAGGAAGAGCTGAAAAACGCAAAGTATGGGCAGCAGGAGTGGCCGTACCGCGTCGCAAAGGAGGGCAAAGAGCACACCAAGGACATCGAGTTCGCACTGCTCGGCCTCCATAACGCGAGCGTGTACGACACCTATACCCCAGGCGGCCCGACCACCGAAGCGAAACTGGCAGGAATCTTCCACTATATCGAGGATCAGAACCGCCAGCACTTCGACGACAACGGTGACGGAACCGGAGCCCCGTCCGACCTGACCTATGACAAACTGAGCGAAACGCTTCAGCCTGTCTGGGAGAAGGGCGGCCTCGACGACGAAAGCTTCCAGCTCGTTTGCGGCCCGACGATCAAGAAGGCGATCAACCGCTTTGCCGGAGACCAGTATTTCCGGCGCGTCAAAGAGGACAAGCGGTTCGACCCCACACTGTACGAGCTCGAAACCGACTTCGGAACAGTGAAGGTCAAGATTCATCGGCTCTTCGCCAACCCCAAGCTGGCTGACAAAATTCTGATCGGCCAGCTCAACGAGGCCAGGATCATGTTCAAGTACGCCACTGAGTTCGAGGAAGTGCCCACCGACAAGACCGCGAAGTTTGGACGGTACTACACCTCCCTGACTCTCGAAATCAAGAAGCCAGACTATTTCGCTTGCGCCGACGGACTGAAGTAAGGGGCTTGAAATGACCTACGGTGAAGCGCTATCGTTTGTCAACGAGTATCTTCGCGGGGACAATTCATCACCGCAAGTCGCCCCGGTTCATTTCAAAATGGCAACACTCGACGTTGCGCTAAGGTGCGCACCTGACGAGCTGATTGTCGATTGGACAGGGAGCGAAACCGATGTTTTCAGACTGCTTCCGCCGGAGGACGCCGATACTCCTCCAACGAAGTACATCAAGAACCCGACCATCCCAGACCCGATTGACAACGACGCCGAGCTTCCGATAGGGAAGGGCCTCGAAATGGCGATAGTGTTTTTCATCTGCTCGTACTTCACGAACAAGTCCTCCGAGAAGTACGAGTCCAAAGCGGAGAGAGTGATCTCCATTTACACCTCCAACGTGCTCCCGTGACGTTGGCTGTGATGACCCGGCTGTTTCTGCATCTGCATTGTAGCCTCCCGAAAAGTGTCCATGTCACAAGCCGGGTCGCCAGAGCCAACCGCTCGAAAAAACTGAAAAGGAATGAATATGCCCGAAATTCAAACGCTGCTTGAACAGATTGGTAAACATTGGGGTTGGGAAGTCGGTGACAAAATCCGCGAGGAACTGAACGCCGTCATTGCCGCACAAGATGTTGACATCGACCAGCTGCAAAGCGCCATCCAGACGATTCAAGGACTGCTCGACGCCGATCCCGACACCGAAGAGTTCGACGTTGGACAGAACATCGTTACCCAGCTGAGTGACCACCTGACCCGGATAACCGGTCTCGAAACGGACGTTACCCGCCTGAAGGGTGATGAAACAACCGTCGGCTCCGTTGCATACGCCGTAAAACAGGAGCGTGACCGCGCTCAGGCCGCCGAAGCCGCGCTGCAAAGTGACATTGACGCAAACGAGGCCGCCATCAACACACTGAACGGCGATGAGACCGTTGACGGCTCCGTTGCCAAGAAGGTGAAAACCGCTGTCGATGCAGAAGCGGCCGCCCGTGCGAACGCCGACGCCGATCTGCAAGCACAGATCGACGAACTGAGTGGCGGCGGCTCCGGCTCCATTTCCAGCCTCCAAAGCGAACTCGACGCTACTCAGGCTGGCGCCGGGCTGAACGAGGACGGAACCTACACCGCCAAGACAGACGCGAACTACATCGCTGACGCCACAAGCCTGAAAGATGCCGACGAGAAACTGGACGCCAAGCTGAAAGAGGTAGAGGACTCCGTTGCCGCCAACAAAACGGCTGCCGTAAGCGAGGCCAACACCTACACCGACGATCAGATCAACGGCCTGAAGAACGGTATCGCCAACATCAGTGCCGCAACACTGGCCAGCATCTTCCGCCAAGCTATGGATTGCGGATTCTCCGGCGAGAGCAAGGATGACGTCCTGAACGGAACCGGAAACTGCTCCACTGCAAGCGGTGACGGTGACGGTGGTGACGGAGCGGTAATCTAACCGCACCACCCGATAGAGCGCCCACCGGGGCGTTCGTTCGGCTGATGCCGCATGATGAAAAAACCAAGGAGAGCTGATGGCCCTTTACAAAAAAGAGGTTCTCGTCCGGCCAAACTCGTCTGCCGATTTCGAGGCGGCGATGAATTTTAGTATCAACTGGCTGACGAACACCTTCCAAGAGAAAGAGGACAACAAGGACGAAGACGGCAACTACATCGACTACTTTTTCGCCGACGTTTTCTTCGCCCCCGGGCACGCGAACGGAGGACAGGTATGGCGGATTTACTCAACGCCATGCCAGCAGAAATACGGGCTCGCCCCTGCTGAGAGCGGGCGTATCGAGTTTATGATTAACGATCTGCTCGGAACTCAGGATCGTCTTGAAGAGCTTTCTGACGAGAACGATCAACAGGATCAGTTGCTTGCGGCTTATGGCAACACGCTTGAAGACCACACAAGCAGAATAGAGGCGCTTGAGGAAGCAAACGATGAAGTCACCGCAACGGTAATCTAAAAAACAAAAAGGATTTTATATGGCAGGAACTACAACAGTAAATGACTACGGTATTGTGTTTGGTGGAGAATATCCGGTTACTCTAAGAGGAATCAAAGGTGAGCCGCTTACCATTGAAGAAATGGATAACAATATTGCATTATTTATGGCGATATTCGAGGGACTTGTAGTCTCTGAGTTAATCACCCCTCCAGCAATAATGGGTGAAACAACTATTACGGTTTCTGAGTTTGCAGAGGAAATGAAAGTGAACTACGAAAACATACGGGATCGTGTGCTGTCACCTCTCATTTCAGTAGGGAACGGAATGGTATCGTTTACCAAAAAAATCCCCCAAGCGCTTTCCACTGAAGCGGTGAAACTGATGACCGTCTCAAAACCAACACATACCGACTTTGTATCTCTTGCGTACTTGTCAGGAAATGCGAGAGTTAGTACAGTAAGGAGCGGAGAGGCAGGACCAAGCGCTGATGTGGAAAATATTGAGTTTGGTGTGAATCTCTATCTGAACAATGGGGAGCTTAGTGTTAAGGATATGCTTGTAAGTGATGACCAGAACATCATCGTGGCTGACACCGGAGACGAGTACGGTGTGTACCTTATAGTGTCATCCTCAGACGACAAAGACTACATGAAGCTTATCGAGGGCGACACTGTTGTTGTTATCGACAATTTTGATGAGTATGACGAGCTCGTGACAGCTAATTTCTCAGCAGAGAATCTTCCCGAACAATCTTAATAATTAGGGGAACAAAATGAGCAATGCTTATGTAGAGAGCGGGTATGTTGACCCGTCTTACTTTTTAGGGGCGTCTATTGTTGGTGGAGACGGTTCGTTGAGGATAAAGTTCTATATCGCAAAGGGTGATGTTGATTTGTCTGATACTGCCGAGCGAATATCGAGTGAATTGAACGATGATGAGTGCTGCTTTCTTATGATACCTGATGCAGGGAAAAGCTGTTTCGTTGGCAATGGCGGGTTTTCTCTTCTCGGAGGCGATTTGACAGAAATAATACAGCGTGTAGATAAGATAGAGAACACGATGCAGCAGAACATAAATCCTGATATTTCAGTATCTATGGTCGCAAAGGACGGAACAGTTCTTGCTACACCAGAGATAACAAAAGATGGTGCTGATTATGTGTTCTCAGTGCCAGAGAATGTATCTTCTGCCGGCTATGACGTTGTTCTTACTGTAAGCCCTTGTACTGAGTGTTAGGAGCTTTGATGAACTGTGGATGCAAGAAAGTTACAATCACCGTAAATAAAGACGGATCGTATTCATTCTCTGGAATTACAGAGGACGAATTTTTGTCAATATTCCCAAACTCTGAAATAGCCATAGATGAAAGCGGAAATGTTAGGATAAAAAATGTTTTCAGTATTCAGGACGAAGAAGGGATTTTGTATTCTGGGGATGGTAATTTTGACGATGATTTGAAGTTTACTGGATCGAGATATATTGAGATCAACGGGGAAACTGATGAAGAGAACAGCAAAATATCAGGGTTTGTGAAATCAGATGGGGTTGTATCTACTGTTGCTGAAAATTCACTATGTTCCTCTTGGGCTCTTACCGATGGTGTACTGTATCGTCCAATTTCTGAAGGATCAGGGTGCGACCTGCTGAGCCTTTCAGAAGTAGCGGAATCAATGAGTGAAGAAGATAAAGATTCAGTAAGAGTTGTCGTGTATGACATTTCAAAGATAGATGAAAATTTGTCAGCACTAAGTAGCGGGGCATCGAAATTCAATAACCTATCAGAGATCTTCGTTATAGGCGCAACTGCTGATCTATTTAGCGATACACGGTTCAACAGCTCTGTTGTCATGGCTGAATTTCCTGTAACCTTTGCGGTGAACAACAGATTCAAAATTATTTCTGGCGGTGGATCAACGAAAATAGTAGTGGGTAGCGTTATTTCTGACGAAGAAGTTGGGATAATTTCACTGCTATACGGGAAAAGGGACGAGCTGTCTCTATCGGGAATCGAGGTATCTCCTATAAGAAAGTATGGGGTGTACTGCACAATCCTCCCCCTGTTCGCAAAAATACTCGACAGCGGAGTTTCACTTAGCAAGATTGACATTGTTACTCCATTCGGTTCCTATAGTGGCTCTACCGGAAAGTTCGTCATAAGCGGTGGCCCTGGGTGGGGTAGTACATGGGGGATTTGCGGGTATGATGAAGAAAACTATATCCCGAATCCATTGTGGGTAGGATCAACATTAGGGATCATATCAAGAGTAGTGGGTGGAATGACGCTGACAAGTCTCAGCAATCAATGCCTGTATTACAATGCATGGGCCCCGTATGCGTATCTTTTTTCAGCCGGGACAATTATAACAGACTCATCATGCAGTAACGGGATGACTGTAACAGAACAGGATGGCAAATTCTACATTTCAAACCCAGTCCATTCAGTAATTGACGAGGTTATAACGAACGCTTTCACCGTTACTGTTGACAATAATGGTGAAGAAAAAGACATCGGTGTGTATCCGATTGACGTGTACGGTAGAATTTATGGGATCGAAGTGTTTACTCCTTCAGGGCATACAGTAGAAGAGTATCCATCATTCAATAGGAAACTACTGCCGCACACGTTGTATGTTGATGCGAAAAAGGTGATTGCATACACAGAAAAACAGAGCGACGATTTAGATGATATGGAGGCGTTTTCACGCTCAGATATATCAATGCTGCGCGGCCTAATGGTTGATGAAGCTGAAATATCAGTGGTTGTTGGAAATCAGGTAAGGAACACTTACACGTTCTCTTCTGGGTACTC